AAGATGGTAGCGAGGGGTATTACCAAGCCTTAAATCAAGAAGGATTTGACCCCCAAACATATTGCTTAACGACACCAGGTAGACACTCTCTAATCTTCCAAGATAACCCTGAAAATGGTAGGGTCAGGATAAAGACTGCTGACGGTCATCAGATCATACTAGATGATGCTAATGAGCGTATCTATATTTCAACTGCACGCGGCAATACGTGGGTAGAACTAGATAGTGACGGGCACATGCACATCCATGCAGGTGAAAGTGTTAGTGTCTCCACCGGTGGTGATTTCAATGTCACTGCTTCAGGGTCTGTGAATATGAGGGCTGGGAAAAACTTTAACGTCTCGGCATCTGGGCATGCAAGAATATCAGCTTGTGGTGATTTATCACTTTCCGGAAAAGGTGTAAATTTAGACTCTTCTGCTGGAATGAACTTTTTGGCAGCGGATGTGTTATTGCAAACAGCTTCAAAAATACACTTGAATGGCCCTGAAGCAAAACCTGCTCCTTGCGCTCAAACGCCGAGTATTGTTCCGTTACATGAACCTTGGGAACGTCCAGCGTCTAAAACTACGCGCAACCGTAATTGGAAACGGTAAATAGAAAAAGGAGATATCTTTATGGCTGTTTATCGAGGCTTTTCAACGTTTGCTAAAAAAGGAACCTTGTCGATGACCGATAAGGACTTAGTCGTGCGCGATTTACTCAATCATATATACACCGCAAAGGGTGAAAGGCTGATGTTGCCAGATTTTGGCACACGCATACCCTTTTTGGCTTTCGAACCTTTAGATGAAAATACACTGTCTATTGTAAGAGAGGATTTAATATCTGTATTTGACTACGATCCTAGGGTAGAACTTATAGACCTGTCTGTTCAAGCACTGCCTAATTCAAACGCAATCATCGCATTTGCTGATGTCAGGTACCTAGAGTTAGATATTGTTGAAACACTTAAATTAGAATTTGCTACAGGTGAATAATGAAGTTACTTAGAGCTACTGATAGGGCAACACGTGATTGGACCCGCGATGATTTTATTTCTTTCGCTAAAGATTTATTTGGTCCTTTTAAAATGCAAAAGACCCACTACACCGAGGTTTTTGACTTTGAAGACGATGTTCAGATTGAGATAGATTATGAAACTCCAAGCGATGAGCAGGCAATGGATGTTCTAATTAGGAGAGAAGGGAAGCTAGTAAAATTCTTAACAATAAAGAATTTTAGAGACCTAGAGGTAGTTTTAACCCGGTTGTAAAACTTTATAGTCCATAAATAAATCTATACAAATAGGATAAATTACATGGCACTACGCACAACAAACAGCGCAGAAAGCTGGGAACAGCTTTATAAAGCTTTCTCTGAAGTAAATTTCACTTCTTACGATTTTGACAGCATTAAACAGTCGTTAATAGACTACACACGAACATATTTCCCGGAGCAGTTCAATGACTATATTCAGTCTTCTGAATATATCGCATTGTTGGAAATGTTCGCATATATTGCTGAGCAACTGGCTTATAGGGTTGATATGCTTTCACATGAAAGCTTTATTACGACGGCCCAAAGAAAACAATCTATTTTAAGATTGGCCAAACTTATCTCGTACAAGGCTACAAGAAATATACCTGTGCGCGGTTTAGTTAAAGTTACATCTGTTACGTCCACAGAACGTATTATTGACAGTAGGGGCCAAGATTTATCTGGGGTTGTCATTAATTGGAATGATCCTAACAACCCAAATTGGAAAGAACAGTTCATCTTAGTCATGAATAGGGTCATGACTAACCGATATGGACAGCCACATAAGAGCTTTCAGGTCGGCGACATCGTCATGGATCTTTACTCCCTAAGGAATGATCCAGAGCTGTTGAAAAATGGGGTATTTTCTTATTCAGCTCAAGCTGGGCAAGATACTTATCCTATGGAAGTGGTCCCGGCAGATATTGATGCTAATGGCCCGTTTGAGCGCGAGCCTGACACATCTTCGCCATTTAGTCTAATTTTTGCAAATGATGGTATTGGTGATAGTTCAGACTACACTGGCTTTCTTATGTTCACAAAACAAGGTGTGCTAACAAGGATAGATTACGAATTAACTGATGCACTTCCAGATAGAATTATTGATTTTACGCCCGCAAATATAAACCACACTGATGTATGGGTACAAGAAATCGGCGAGCTAGATGAAATTATAGAGAGGTGGATTCAGGTAGACAGCCTTTCTGACGAAAACCTTGTGTTTAATGGTAATAGAGAGACACGCAAAAAATACGAAGTGGCGACCCGCGAAAATGATCAGATTTCTGTAATTTTTGGCGATAATGACTTTTCAGATATCCCACAGGGCGTTTTTAGGTTTTGGATGAGGCAATCTGCAAATAGAAGTCTGGTCATTCAGAAAAACCGGGTTGTCAATGTACCAATGGCGCTAACATATACTAGCAACGCTGGTAACACTGAGACCTGCTCCTTGACATTTAGCCTTACCACAACTCTGCAAAACGGTGCAGCTTCAGAAACTATTGAACACATTAGAAAATCCGCGCCTTCAACATACTATGCACAAAACAGAATGGTGAATGGTCAGGACTATAATACCTACCCGCTAAAAGATCCTACTATTTTGCGTCTAAAAGCTGTTAATAGAACTTTCGCGGGCCAACCAAAATACATTGATTGGAATGACGCGTCCGGATCTTACCAAAATGTAAAATTGTTTGGAGACGATGCCACACTAAGATATGTATTAGGTCTCAATAGCCAAACAACAACTGTATCTGGCCAATCATTAATAGATAGTGTGCTTGAGCCGCTATTATCTTCAACTGGGATTGTTAACACCCTAATTCATTTGTCGGCAACCGACCCTATTACGAGGGGGGTTATATCTGCGCCTAGAAGAAAATTTATAGAAGACAATCGTGGTGAGCTGTACAAAGAGATTGGTGGCGGTAATGTGAATTATGCAGGCCAATCTATTTCCGACGGATCATTAAAAGAAAAGACTGCAATCCAAGGATTAATAGATAGACATTGGTACGGGGAACCGTTAGCATTTGTGCAAGACGCATCTGGAACAGTGTTAGCGCAAATAGTTGATCCAGATGTTGATCCTAGAGATGATAGTAAAATTTATGCATCATCAGTGCCTAGAACTATTGACGGTGTCAATAGGTTCCCACCAGGAGACATAGGCTCTGGGCTTCAGCCTATCGCCGAGCAGGAGTATTTTGCATTAAGATACAACAGAACGCTTAAGGCCATTGGTACAGGAACTATCAATATAAACCCTGCCTTCTCAAATACTACATCTGACGAGACGTGGACAATAGAATTAAAAGATGATCTTAGAACTTTCTCCGTTATCAGCAATACGAGAGGATCTTTTGAAGACGGAACTGTAGGAGATCCTTACACAATTGAATCTGAAGTTTTCTTTACTATAAACGCAGATGCGCTCGGAGTATCCTTTGCAAAAGGTGATGCATTTGTGTTAGATGGTAAGACACAGAGAGTAACACCTGGTGCTATTTCTGGCCAACCAAATTTCAATTTAACTGGATGGTGGGAAATTATGGGGTTCTCACAGTTGGATGATTTTGCCGGTGGTATAAGTGTAGACGCAAATCATGATTTAATGTTTACTACAGACATTTCAAGTGATCAAAGCAAACAATATTCTTGGATCATATTTGTCCGTAAAATAAGAAACCCACAAACGCAAAATGTTATTGGGTATGAGGTGCACACGCGCGACCTTAAATTAACTATACAAAGCCCAACTACTAAGTTTTGGTTTAACGATGTGGAACAAATTATTGATCCAGAAACAAAAAACAGAGTATTCGACAACATTAAAATTCTTAGATCTAATCTAGATAATAATGGAAATAACATTAAGAAAAACCAAACGTATGATGTTGTTGGGTCTGTTAAAACTTCGGATGGAGTAGTGGACTTTAATCAATTAGAAATAGTTCCTACAGATCTGTTAAACGAAGATTCATCTGGTGACTTAAAAGCAGATCGAGTGTTGCAATTTGAAACTTTCGTTCAAACTACAGATGATACACACTATGAGTATTTTAGACTAGACAACAGAAATGTTCTGTTGAGCTCACCGCCGAATACGACGTGGTCTAAGGGCTCATTTGTAGATTCTACTTTGACTTTTGGAAGAAGACCCGTCGCAAATAATTACGGCGAAGGTCTTGATTTCATGTGGCAACATTTTTCTCCTTTTACAAACATAGTAGACCCTTCACCCACGAATATACATGACTTGTATGTGCTTACGCGTGGATACTATGACAATGTAATAAGTTACGTTCGTGGAATATCAAATGTTGTTCCGACAGCACCTACTCCATTAGAATTAAAAAATTCTTATGGTTACATTTTCGATAACAAAATGCTGTCAGACACTGTTGTGTTACATCCAGGCAAAATAAGATTATTATTTGGTAATTTAGCAGAGCCACAGCTTCGTGCAAAGTTCAAGGTTGTTAAACTGCCTGGTGGTACATTGACTAATGAAAGAATTAAAGAAGAAATTCTAAACGTGATTAACACATACTTTGACATTGACGGGTGGGATTTCGGTGATACGTTCTATGCGACAGCTTTGATCACGCTTATTCACCAAAGGCTCCCAGCAGACGTAGCGTCAGTCGTGTTAGTGCCTATGTATTCTACCAACTCTTTCGGTTCCATGTTCACAGTTGAACCTGGTTTTGATGAGATACTTCAATCTGCAGCTGAACTCTCTGATATAGAAATAGTTGACGCGCTAACGCCGACAGTTATAAGACAAATTGTTTAAATCAAGGGTGATGCAATGCATCACCCTTGTATGTCCTATTTGTGCCCGGTGAATATTTGCCCATTCCGATAAATAAACTATCTGATATAGTAAAACTATCAAAATGGCAAATAAACCAGACTTCAAATTACCTTTCAACGATTTAACGAATTACGTTCCAAAAGAACTTCGTAATCCAGTTATAAATGCGCTCATTGATAACCTGTTTAATAGGTTTATGACGCATGATGAAAGTGTACCTTTTTACGGGTATATTGGTAGAAAGCCATCCGCGCAGGATGATAAGTCGCCACGCATTCCTCAAAAAACAGCCGAACGTGACATTAACGCCATCACACCAGTGTTTACTTTTAATGTAGGTAGTGAAAAAGTCGTTTTTACACCTCAAGATATCGTAAACAAGGCTGCATCAATGGGTATTGGTAGGAGCAATGATCAGACATGGTTATATTCCCAATCCAATAACTTTGTGCCCCCAATCGACCTAGACAAGTTTGCAAACTTCTTCAATTACTACTGGGTAGCAAATGTTATTCCTACGCCTAACCCAATGCCATGGAATGAGGAGCTATTGCCAGAGTACTACACTATAGCAAGGCCAAGCTTAAGTGACAATGTAAAATTGAATGTTGCCGTTGCTACAGTTACTGCAAACCCCGTGGTATTGACAGGAACAGGTTTTAAAGACCAGGTGTTCACTGTAAGATTTTTAAGCTCTACACAATTTATTGTAGAGTTTGATCCAACGGTTGGCCTTGGTAACTTTGCACCATCGACCACCCCAATTTTTAATTTGACCAACACAACAAATGAGTTTTCCGTTAACGTTGTAAACAGATTCCAATATACCGTAACAAATCAGTCCACATTTGAATATGTGGAACTTCTCACGTTTGACATTGTTAGAGATGCCATTTTTGACAATAATAACAATGTTACAGGATACACGGGATTTGCAGCTGGTGATACATTCTCATTAGATGTAACGTTCTTATCTAGAAATTACTCAGTGTCTTTTTCAGGCTCAGCGGGTGTAAAAGGTAAGTTAACGAACGTAAAACCGCTTTCAAATTATCAGAAAGTGGATGGTGTTCAACTATCTGAGGGCATGCGTGTACTCGTAAGAAGTAATTCACCTGATGAAGATGGAATTTATGTAGTGCATCCGCAAGGATGGGTGCGTGCAGAGGACTTTTCACCACAAACAGCAGCGCCAGGCGCGCGCGTCTTTGTGAGAGAAGGTCTTACAAATGGAAAAAAGATTTTCTCAAGCGTTCAATCAGGAAGCGGATGGGGATGGCAAGATTTAGGCGTTAGCCTTAACAATACTAATGACTGGCAGGAAACAAATTACTGGGTTCATGTGAATGACCTGCCAGCGGTATTAGGCAACAACAGAAGTAAAGCAATTCAGGCAATAAGACCGATTATAGAGTTTTCTTCAAAACTGCAACTCAACACGTTTGTAAATGAACAGTCTGCGCCTGATGAGACAGGCTTTAGATATGAGCAAACAAAACAGCATTTTAATCAAATACCACTTTTCGACTTGTACCGCTATGACGGCACCCACGCAAATCTTGTTAGCGGTATTTTCTTCTACGTAGAAGACCCATCACAAGAAGTCGACGTGCCATTACAGAAGCGTTTGAAAAAGGCGACAAACTCATCTTCGGATTTTGTATTTAGTCACGGTGCACATGATTCAGGTTCATTATTGTTTTTCAAAGATAATGGTGAACTTAAAACCGTATGGGCACCTGGGGCAACAGAACTAGAGTTTTCAAGTGTTGCTTTTACTGGCGCTGGTGTGGGTGAGTGTGTAGTTCAACCAAGTAATAATCAATTTGCACAACCGCAGATATGGACTTTAGAAGCTGTTTCTGAAAGCACTTTTAAAGTTTATGGTACAAAAACGCCTACTGTGCCAGAACCGTTTGCAACCATAACAGTGGGTGTTCCATATGACAATGGTGATTTCCAGGCAAGCATTTCAGGAACATATGAAATTGGTGATAAGTACGTATTCAGGATAGATAATCTAGAGACGCCTAGATACCTTAACAGGGACGCTGATGGGTCTATTCAAGATCTATTTGGTGGCGCCGACAATGATTCTGCACGCGTTGGCGCATGGCAGGTGTCACGCACATTTTATCATAACCCTTATAATGAAGTTGTTTCTGAAATACCAGAGGGCACCCTATATTCTCACTTTAGAGGTATACTTTCTAATAGAGTAACGGGCATTGACAACAATGACGCAGTTGGTGGTATGATCAAGCTTTGGGGCGAGCAGCACACGTTGTTTGCGTCATTAATGATGCAGCGTGACTCAACGCCTATATCGATGATCTCATTTGCAAAGAACCAATATGAGTCGGCGCTGAGTGCTGTGCGCGATATTTTCTTTACACACATTAGCGAATATGTGGAAAATAACGGCATGCCTGTCACACAATCGAGTATATCATCTCTGGTTGATTTTATCCTTTCAATTAGGGCAAATGATAATGATGTCAAAACAGTTTTGTTTGATTCTACATCTGGTGTTGTGGGATTCCCTATTTCACTCGCAGGCATGGGTCTCTTACCCGCGGTCCAACCACAGATGTACTTTGACAACGTTATTGGGCAATTCTTAATTCAACACCATGACGGTCATGTATCCCCTGCTTACAGTCAGGATGCGGATTTTATTGCAGCTATTAGCAATCCACTCCCTAATACCGTTTATGCTCCTATTCTCAATGAGGTAATACTAGAAGTTGAAACACGCCTCTTTAACAAGATTAACCCAAATATGCGTGTATTCGACTTTGACACTGTCATAGACGATGAACTATTCCAAACTCTTTTAAAGAAAGAACTTTACACATTTGCGGCCCAAAATGGATATGATCCAATGGCTCCAGACTATGTAGCCTCAAACCCATTTACTTGGAACTATTCATCTACTGGGCTACCAGCAAGATGGTACGATATCGTCGTTAAACATCAATAAGAACAAGGTTTAACATATACTACATCGCGCCCGAATCTAGAACCTTGGAAATTATTTGGCTACTCTAATTTTTCTGATTGGTGGTCTTCATTACCTGCGTCAAAACAATTAGCATACACACCAAGCTTCAACGAAGCGAACTTAACTACAAAAGTTGCAACCGTATCTGTTGTTGCCACCAATCAGCTATTTGGTTTCGGCGCCGATCCTTCAGGTTTAATAACCGTTGATGGCGTTCAGTTAGTAAACGGCCAGCGTGTTCTTTTAACCGCTGAACCATCTTCCTCAGATAATGGCATTTGGATAGCTTCTTCCGGCAATTGGACAAAGCAATTTGTTGCTGCTTCTATTGGACAATACGTGGAAGTGACGAACGGCATTATCAACAGCAATACTAAATGGGCCTTTTTACAGCAGGCAGTCTCAATCAACTCGCCTGTGCAATTTGTACAAGCAAGGTCTTGGACTACTGAACTGTGGGCAGATGCACAGGCAACAAATCCAACTTTAAAATTGTTTGTTGATACGCATCGTGACAGTTTGCTACCACCATACGTGACACCATCAAATCCCCAATCAGTCAATGTGTTACTCACCACAATACCAGCAGACATATCTTCGAGCTATGTTTATGGCCAAAATGGTCCCATCGAGATGTTGTGGAAAAAGAGTATAGAATACAGATATTCTTTGGCTAAAGCGTTGTTTAAGTTTGACCCAATGGCGTTCTTGGGATTTGCATGGGGCTTTAATTGGGTCGATGCTGGTGGAATCTTAATAGATTCTGTCGATATGCAAATGCCAGGTCACAAACGCTTTAGGCTGCATGGTCAGCCATTGGAACCCGTTAATAGACAACAATTCAATGCATCTGTATCCATTAAGTATGTTGCCACTTTCGATGGGTATGAGAATGATAACGGAGAAAGATACCAAAACTTCACTGTGCGGCTTGATACCGGTGAGCTT